GCCACTATTCGGCGCTACTGGATATGGCAGAAGTAAGGCAGAGGCTTCATACTACGAACACTTCAATGATAAATATCCAGGAATTGCTGCGTGGCACAAGAAGCTAGGCAATGAAGCCATCAGGCTAAACAAGATAACTAACGTGTCAGGCAGGCAGTATGCTTTCCCTGATGTTGTACGCAGAGAGAATGGTATGCCTACTCACTTCACTATGATAAAGAACTATCCAGTGCAGGGGTTTGCTACAGGGGATGTCGTGCCTCTGGTGTTGATAGAGTTAGAGGCTAGACTAGAGAAGATGCAGTCTTGCATTGTCAACACAGTTCACGATTCAATGGTGATAGACATTCACCCAAACGAGAAGGAGTATGTGCTATCAATTATAAATACTTTGAATGAAGACCTTGACAAACTGATAGAAGAAGCGTATGACATAAAGATGAACGTGCCTCTACTATTAGAAGCAAAGATAGGCCCGAATTGGCTTGACACGAAGGACGTAATATAGTATAACTTACTTTCCTAAACCGCTCGAAAGGATATATAATGAGCACATCAGTAGCACTATCAGTAGACGGAATGAACATAGCTGACGCTATGGGTTTCGCTGCACCACAACAACAACAGCAGACTGATATATGGCGTATCAATGCCCTAGTACAACAGGGTGTCAAGGACGGCAAGATCATCAGTACTCCTATGTTTAAAGTACGCAAGGGTGATGAAGAAGTCTATGCAGAGAAACTAAACATACGTCTCTTTGCTGAGCGTGTGCAGTGGACTAAGTGGGACAGTGAAGCTAACAACACACAGAAAACTGTTCTGTCTTCAAGCTTAAACGCAGACCTAAAAGACACACTAGGTGGCTTTAACTTGGGGCGTCCATCAGGTTACGTCAAAGACTTTGATGCACTACCTGAGGCAACTAAGCAGGTCATGCGTAGCGTTAAACGTACTAAGGTGTTCATGGGTTTAGTTACTCTAGACAACCCTACTAATGAAGAAGGTGCGTCTGTAGACTTTACAGGTGAAGTACCTTTTGTGTTTGATGTTAAGAACCCTTCATCTATGAAGTCTATTAACGCAGTAACTGGCTCTCTAGTTAGCAAGGCTATCACGCCTATAGAGAACAACATTAAGCTGAGCGCTACAGAACACGCTATGCCTAATGGTAATAAGTTTGCTCAAGTTACAGCATCTCTTGGTGACAAGGTAGGCTTCTCTGATGGTGACAACGATCTGCTACGTGACTTCATTGCTTATGTAGAGCGCACTAACACTTGGGTGCTAAGCAAATGGGATGAGAACAACGTAGCTAACATCTCAGCAGAAGACGCAGCTATAGTGGGTAGCATCATTGATGTGCAGGACTTCGAATAATGAACCATCCTGCTGAACTGTCAGTACACTCGTACCTTAGAAAGGCTATAGATGGTAAAGCTTCTATGTCTAAAGAGGTTATAAAGGCTGTCTGTGATGATGTCGCAGCAGCTTTAGAGAAGCAGTTCAACAGTGGCCCACGAGATAAGTTCAGGCTTAGGATGTCCAACATTGGGCGTCCTAAGTGCCAGCTTTGGTTTGATAAGAACAACCCTGAGACAGACATCCAAAAGCCTACCGCATTCATGTTGAACATGTTAATGGGGGATTGGACAGAGGCTATCTTCAAAGGGTTACTTAGGGCAGCTAATGTTGAATTTGCAGATAACGATAGAGTCACCCTTAAACTTGAGGGTGGCGCTGAAGTAAGCGGTGAGTACGACATGATTATGGACGGGGCAGTAGACGATGTAAAGAGTGCATCACCTTGGTCATACATGAATAAGTTTGTGGATGCAGAGACACTAGCCAAGGGTGATAGCTTTGGTTACATCCCACAGCTTATAGGGTACGCACAGGCTGCTGATAAGAAGGTTGGTGGATGGTGGGTAGTCAATAAGGGTAACGGTCACTTTAAGTACGTGTCTGCTGCCTCACTGGATAAGGAAGCTGTAATGGCTGACATCCAAGATACTCACAACTACATTACTAATGACGAACCTTTTGAGCGTTGCTTTACTTCTGAGCCTGAAACATACAGAGGTAAGACTAGCGGCAACATGAAGCTCAGTAAGCAATGTGGTTTCTGTGACCATAAGAAAAAGTGCTGGCCTGAACTCCAGGTTTTGCCTTCCAAGGTATATCAAGGTAAACAAACACCACCTGATATAGAATACGTACAGTTAGCTAACTAAGGAGATTACAATGGCTACAATTACACTAGACGATGTTGAACACGACACAGAGAACTTCTCTGATGAGCAGAACAATATGCTTGCAGAGATACAATTTAATGCTTCCGTACAGCGACAATCAGAGTACTACCTAAATAGTCTTAAGGTTGTGTCAGCAGAGGTCATTAGGCGGTTGAAGGAAACTCTTGTTGAGACATCAGAAGATGACAACAAAGAGGACGCATAAGTCCAGCAGGTATCGCAGCGGCCTAGAGAAAGAGGTTGCTGCGTTCCTCAAGCCTATTCAACATAAGGTCAGGTATGAAGTACTAAAGATAGAATGGGAAGACCTACGCTATCGTACTTACACGCCTGACTTTATACTAGACAATGGTATCATAATTGAAACGAAAGGAATGTTTGACTCTGAAGACAGGCGTAAGCACACAGAGATACAGAGGCAACATCCAGAGCTAGACATTAGGTTTGTATTTAGTAATGCAAAGGCTAAGCTATACAAGGGTGCTAAGTCTAGGTACTACGAGTGGTGCGACAAGAATGAATTTATGTGGTCACATAGAATTATACCTGAGGAGTGGTTAAATGAAAGAGGCAGAGTAATGTCAGCTAAACGTATTGTACTTAAGGAAACTAGGAGGGACAAGTGACCTACACTATTAAGCCTGATGAGATAGCTTTTCTAATTAAGCCTGTTGAGTTCGATGACAATGGTAACTGGTCAGGAGAGATAGCTACTGCTATCGCAATGCACAAAGACAGTACCATAAAGAAGAAGGACTTGAGCCACTTAATAGATTTAATAACTATGTTAGGGGCCTTCTTAGACGTAATGAATTATGATGATTACGTGTACGATACTGTAGAAGAACGCAGAAACGATATAATAGACCTTGAAATGAAGAAAAGACCTCCTATATACGAAGAGGTAGAAGGCACAGAAGGCAAAGTAATAAGACTTACAGCATTCACTAAAACAGAAGGTAACGCATAATGAGCAACGTAGAAACACTTGATCCTGTCAACCAGCCCCTGCACTACAATCAGGCTGGCATAGAATGCATAGATGCTATTGAAGCCATGACAGAGAACATGTCAGGCTCTATAGCACCACACGCAGCTAACGTGCTGAAGTATATGTGGAGGTGTGAGTACAAGAATGGCCTAGAAGATATAGATAAAGCTATCTGGTATTTAGGTAGGCTGCGACAGAGGTGGGTAGATACACTATAATGAAGAAGCGATTTAGTGTTACGTTTGTTATGGAGTTTGAAGAGAAGAATAACATACTGTCTTCAGATGAGCACTCCCATACAACAGACGTCCAAGACCTAGTGTTAGATACTTTTTATGACACTGACGATATTAATATAGAAAACTTATTTGTAAAGGAGCGACAATGACACCAGACTATGATCCTTATTATGATATGTTCAACGAAGATGGCACACCAAAGAATGAACTAGCTGCCTACAGCCAGTGGGTAGAAGGCAAGATCTTAACTAAAGGACAGACAAGACAATTCGAGAACACCCTCGGTCTTGTAGGGGAAGCAGGTGAGATAGCTGAGAAGCTAAAGAAGAGTTTGAGAGACGGTGCTATCCTAGATAAGGAAGGTATGCTAAAAGAATTAGGTGACGTACTATTCTATGTAGCTGCCTTGTCTAACTTTTATGGGGGTAGCTTACGTAGCGTAGCAGAGATGAACATAGAGAAACTAGATAGCCGCCAAGAGCGTGGTGTGTTACAGGGATCAGGAGACAACAGATGAGTAACTATTTTGCGACAGACTATCAGCACTTCATACATACGTCACGTTATGCACGTTGGCTAGACAAAGAAGGCCGTAGAGAAACGTGGCCTGAAACTGTGTCACGATACATGGAGTACGTTGTACATCCTGTAGGGGGCAAGGACTCATACACTAAGGACATTGAATCCGCCATACTTAGCTTAGAAGTTATGCCTAGTA